GCAGAATGGAAATCTCTATATGATTCAAAATCAGGAGAACGAGGTATATACAATGTGGCCGCAGCTCAAGCCCAAGCAGCCAAGTATGGAAGAAGAGATCCAGATATACACTATGGAACTAACCCGTGTTCAGAGATTATTCTACGTCCTTACCAGTTTTGTAATCTTTCAGAAGTCGTACTACGTGAAAATGATACAAAGAAAGATATCGAACGCAAAGTAGAACTAGCAACTATTCTTGGAACTTGGCAGTCTACTCTTACAGACTTTAAGTATCTACGTAAGATTTGGAAAGATAACACAGAAGAGGAACGCCTGCTAGGAGTTTCTTTGACTGGACAGTTTGGGCATAAGTTTATGTCAGGCAAACAAGATTTGGTTGCACTAGAGTCATTCTTGATGACTCTTAGAGAAGCAGCAAGAGCAAAGAATAAAGAAGAGGCTGGGAAAATTGGGATTCCTGAGTCTGCCGCTATTACTTGTGTAAAGCCTTCGGGAACAGTATCTCAATTGGTCGGGGTATCTTCAGGAATGCATGCTTGGCATTCGCCATATTATATTAGAACTGTTCGTGGTTCAAAGGGAGATCCAATTTCTACTTTTCTTAAAGAGGTGGGGATTCCAGTAGAAGATGATGTAATGAAGCCAAACGATACATACGTATTCTCATTCCCAGTAAAGGCACCAGAGGGTGCAATTGTTAGAAATGATCTTACTGCTATTGAGCACCTAAACATTTGGTTGGTTTACCAACGTGCATGGTGTGAGCATAAGCCATCAATTACAGTTTCTGTAAAGGAAGACGAATGGATGGATGTAGGAGCTTGGGTATACAAGAATTTTGATGAGGTATCTGGAATTTCATTCCTGCCGCATTCAGATCACTCATACAAGCAAGCGCCTTACCAAGAGGTAGATAAAGCAGAGTACGACGCACTTGTTGCAAGAATGCCAAAGGATATTCGTTGGGAAGATTTATCTTTCTACGAAACAGAAGATGGCACATCTACTAATGCTACCCTTGCCTGCAGTTCAGACGGAAATTGTGAGCTAGTAGACATATCTGCCTAATATGGTAGAATTATAGTATTGGGGATATTCCCCAAAATTCTGGGCACCCCGCCCAAAATGGAGATGATAACATGGCTAAATTCAATAAGTTGGATTTAAACAAAGACGGAAAGGTAACAATGACAGAACAAATTTTAGCAGCTCTTGGAACATATGCTCGTGCATTTCTTTCAGCAGCAATTGCTCTATATATGACTGGCAATACAAATCCAAGAGACCTTCTTCTAGGTGGCGTAGCAGCTGTTGCACCAGTAATCCTTAAGGCTCTAAGCCCAAGCAACAAGGAATTCGGATTCGTAGCAAAGTAAAAATTTAATATCGAATTAGGGACTCTCCTGTGCTAAAATAAGTACAGGAGTTTTCCTATTTTAGGAGAGATATGTCAGCGCAGAAAAATTTTGAAATTGACCAAAACACTACATTTTCATTTATTGTCGAGTACAAAGACAATGCTGGACTTCCAATTGCGCTAACCTCAGCATCTGCAAAAATGCAGGTTAGGGATACAAAAGGCGGATCTAAATTAGCATTTACATTATCATCACCAACAAGCGGAATTGTTATAGATCAGCCAGCAGGCAAATTGACAGTAACAATGTCTCAAGCACAAACGAATAGTCTTTTTTATCCAAAGTCTTCTTACGACATAATGGTCACAGATTCAAATGGAAATAGAACAAAGCTTCTTGAAGGATACATAACATTAAGTAGGTCGGTGACAATATGAGCAACGAAAGAGTAATAGTAACTGAAATTAAAAACGATGTAGTAATCTCTACATCTGGCCCCCAAGGCCCAAGAGGAAAAACAATCCTGAATGGAACAGGAGCACCATCGAATTCCATTGGCCTAGAAGGCGATTTTTATTACGATAAAAATACCACTAGATTTTATGGTCCAAAGCTAAACAGCCTTACTTGGGACGGAGCATCAAATTATTTACTAAGCACTGGTACGCTTACTTACCCTTGGAATATCAATCAGGTTACGGGACCAGCAAATGGAGTATATTCTCTTCAAATAACTCACAACTTAGGGTATAACCCAAATGTAACCATCAAAAATTCCGCAGGCGACATATTAGAAACGGGAATAGACTATAATAGTATTAACCAGATAACACTGACAATGGCACAACCATTTTCAGGGACAGCGTACCTGTCCTAAAGGAGAATAAAAAATGGCAAGATTATTTGTAACCAACATTGACCTCAACAAGAATGAGCTTCTCAATGCACGAATTCAGAATTTAAGTTCAGCACCATCAAACCCAGTAGCTGGTCAGATTTATTATGACTCAACTAATAACACAATGTACTACTACAATGGGCTTGCTTCTCCAAATGGCCCATGGATGCCAATGTCTGGATCCACAGAGGTCATTCAAGATGTAATTGGTTCAGCAATTGTAGGCGGAGTTGGCTTAACATCAACATACAACGATAGCGCTGGCACAACAACAATAGATTTAGATAACACTGCAGTAACCGCTGGTTCGTATGGTTCAACAACAAAGATCCCAACATTTACAGTAGATGCACAAGGTCGTTTAACTGCTGCAAGCGAAGCAGACGTAGCAACAAACCTTTCAATAGCAGGAGACACTGGAACAGACACAGTTAACCTATTAACTGATACATTAACTGTTGCTGGTGGAGAAGGAATTGACGTAGCTGTAACAAATAATACAGTTACAGTATCAGCAGAAGATGCAACTTCAACCAATAAGGGTGTTGCAAGCTTTGATGCAACAGACTTTACAGTAACATCAGGCGCAGTAACATTAAATGCTGAGCGTGTACAAGATATTGTTGGCGGACAAATTGTTGCAGGCGAAGGCATCGATGTAACATACGATGATGCAGCAGGAACCCTAACAGTAGATGCAGAAATTGCAACAACTACAAACCGTGGTGTTGCTTCTTTTGCTACAACAGATTTTACCGTTACAGACGGTGCAGTAAGTGTTAAGAATGTAAACCTTGGAACACAAACAACAGGAGATTATGTTGCTAATATTCAAGGTACAGCAAATGAAGTAACAGTAAGCCCTACAACAGGAGAAGGCACAACAGTAACAATTGGTCTTCCAGATGATGTAAGCATTACTAACAACTTAACAGTAGGCGGAAACCTAAATGTAACTGGAACAATTAACTCAGTAAATACTACACAGGTAAACATAGTTGATAATAAAATTAATCTTAATACTGACTTTACAGGAGCACCTACAGCAGACGCTGGTATCCGTGTAGAGCGTGGCACAGGAGCAGATGTAGAAGTTCTGTGGAATGAAGCGGATGATCGCTGGACACTTACAAATAATGGTACAAATTACCACGCAATTGCAAGAAAATATGCAGCAGACCTTGCAAATCCAGACACAGCAACATTCTTAGTAGTTACACATAATTTAGGAACAGATGATGTAACCGTTAATGTTTTTGAAACATCAGGATCAAAAGCCCTGGTTGAAACAGACGTAGAGCGCACATCAGCAAATACAATTACATTAAGATTTGCAACAGCGCCTGCAAGTGGAGCATACAGAGTAGTAATTACTGGTTAAGGGAGCTTTAAATGTCAGTACAAAGATTAGTTCCCTTACACGCAGTAGCACTTTCTTCCGATCCAGCTAATTCTAGAATTGGCGATTTGTATTACAACACAATTGAAAATGCACTAAAGTTTTATGACGGAACCAGCTGGAATTTAATTGGTGGCGGAGCAATAACTGGTCTTTTAGATCATATCCATACTTATGATGGAGAAGTGTATTCAGTTTCAGGAAATCAAATATCTTCTGATCAAACAATTGACGGAGGAAATCCAGACTCACTATTTAGTAATTTGTCAGGTAATATTGTAGATGGAGGAACACCTTAATGGCTGCTAAAATAAGAATAAGAAGAGGAACTTCAGCACAATGGGCTGCCTCTTCAAGAATTTTAGATCCAGGCGAACTTGGACTAGATTTAACAGTAAATAAATTAAAAGCAGGCGACGGTATTAACTTGTGGTCAGCGCTTCCATTTATAAATATTTTACCTAGTGAGCTATCAGAGCTTGCTCAAGATGCGGTAGAAGCAGCACTCACAGCTGGAACAGGAATAACCAAAACTTATAACGACACTGCAAATACAATCACACTGGCAGTAGATAGCACAATTGCAAATAAGACTTATGTTGATACTGCGGTATCAGGATTAAGCAGCACATCCGCAACAACTTATATACCACTTAGCCTTCTTGGAAATGCCGACGGTGTCGCAGAACTTGATCAAAATGGTTTTGTTCCAGATGCTCAAATCCCAGCAGGAATAACAAGAGACACAGAATTATCTTCAGCAATTTCTACAGAAATAACAGATAGAAATGCAGCAATTGCTACAGCTAAATCAGAAGCAATTGCAGATGCTACATCACAAGTAAGTGCTTTGATTACAGGTGCCCCAGCAGCACTAAACACACTAGATGAGCTTGCAGCAGCACTTGGTGATGATGCAAATTATGCAGCAACAATCACAACAGCATTAGGAACAAAAGCACCTATTGCCTCACCAACCTTTACAGGAACAGTATCTGGTATAGATAAGACAATGGTTGGGCTAGGAAATGTTAATAATACTACAGACGCAAATAAACCAGTATCAACCGCAACTCAAACAGAATTAAATTTAAAATTAAATCTATCAGATCCTTCAGTAGACTATTATATTACTAACTCTGGAGTTGGAGCGTACCTTGTAAACGGTGTATCTAACGGACTTATCTCATTTGAAAAAGGTAAAAAGTATCGGATTCATGTTAATGCTACAGGACACCCATTTTGGATACAAACAGTGCCTGGAGGATACTCTTTAGGTAATGTTTATTCTAATGGAATAACAAATGGCGGAACACAGTCAGGTTATATTATAGTAGAGCTTCCTCAATCTGCACCAGATAATCTTTATTATGCCTGTGAGTATCATTCATCAATGGCTGGTTCAATTTCAATACAATCTGCAGATGCAGTAACAATAAATTCTAAGTCCGCTAGCTATACTATCTCACCAATTGATTCTGGAAGACTTATTGAAATGTCTGCAGGGGGAACCGTAACAATATCAGACTCTAATTTGTTCCCCGTCGGATATTCTGTAGACATATTGCAAACAGGAACATCTCAAGTAACTATTTCTGGCTCTGGATTTACTCCAAATGCTACTCCAGGATTGAAATTACGTACTCAGTGGAGCAGCGCAACACTTATTAAAAGAGCACTTAATTCTTGGGTGGTACTAGGCGATTTGGCAGTTTAGTAAATGAAAAAAGAAAATATTAGAGTAATATCTGATTTTTTACCAGAAGAGGATTATCTTTATTTAAGAAATTTTGTAGAAAATACAGATAAATGGGAAAAATCTGACAGTAAGCTCTGGGACAAAAGATCGGTTAATTTACACAGTATTTTTTCAGATAAAAAAACATTAGAATTTATGTTGAAGCTGCACGATTTAACAAAAAAAGAAATTGTAGAGAATTTAAATCCAGAAAAAAATATACGTCCTGAATTGATGCAATTTCAAAGAACTTTTGAGACGGCTCAGGATCAGCCACCTCATTCAGATTCAACAGGAAATAACGGAGAAGAAAATGGAACATCAAGTAGAAAATTTTCTTCTTTACTTTATTTAAATGATCAGTTTTCTGGAGGCAACCTGTGGTTTCCTAACCAAGAGATAGAGGTTATTCCTAAGCCAAACACCCTTGTAGTATTTCCTGCCACATTTGATTATTTACACGGGGTAAAACAAGTTACAAGCGGAATTAGATATAGTATACTTGAATTCTGGACATACGAAGAGCAAAGAACTCACGTGGAAACTATTTTAGGAACGGTGGTTAAAAATGGCTAAAGAAGACATTACCGTAGTCTATGACTTTATATCAGAAGAAGAGTGTGAAACTCTTTTAGAGTATGAAAAATATTTAACTGAAAATGATTTATGGGATAGAAGCGATATTAAAGCCGACCCGAATCAGCATTGGTCAAAAAGATTTCTTGGAGCAGCAAACCTTGTTGTAAAAGAAAAAGGATTTGGAACCCCAAAAGATCTTGAAATAATGAATTTGTGTATAAACATTAGAAAAAGAATTACAGCTCAAATAACATCTTCTTGGAACCTAAAAGAAAAAATTTATGCAGACTCTCTTAATTTAATAAGATGGCCCCTAGGAGAAGAGCAGCCGTTTCATTCAGACTATGAAAACTTTGGAAGAGAGCCCCATGTGTGGAACTGGAGAGATATTGGTGTTGTTTTATATTTAAATGATGATTTTGTCGGAGGACAGATTTATTTTCCACAACACGACCATGCCATAACAATTAAAAAAAGAATGCTTGCATTTTTCCCAGGAGACAAGCATCATGTGCACGGGGTAAAAAAAATAGAAGAAGGATGTAGATATACGGTAAACCTTTTCTACACGTATTTTGAAAACCATAGGGACGGACTACCACAATGAACGATCCAACATTAGTTAGATGGCAAAAAGAAAATATTTTTCCATTTCCACAGACGCATTTGTTGGTAGAAACAATTAAAACTGCAGCTGGAAAATATCAAACAGCAATTTTTGAATGTGACGAAATTGGAAGACTAAGACACGCAGGAATTCAATACTCACAGTATTATATAGAAGAAAGTGATGCTTTATTAAGTCATAAAAATATAATTTCTGAACTTAAAAAAATTCAAGAGGATACAAGTCTATTATCTATTGCAGATGTTTATTTAAAAATTGACGCCCTAAAAATAATTCCTCCACATAATGGACCAAAGTTTGTTTCTTTTGTCCCAGTTCGTGGCGGAAATGCGGCTATAGGTTTTAGAGAGCCAGTCCATCGTGACTCAGTTTAGAAGAAGATTAGGTAAGATAAAAAGTTCTAAATCAGGAAACAGAAAAGTTAATGTTCCAAATTTATCAGGACTTTCTAGATCAGCTGCACAAAATTTATTAACAAGTCTAGGATTATCTTATTCTGAATCATCTACAACTACATCAATTATAGGTGAAGATAATACTGTTTCATCTCAAGGGGCTTCCGCTTCTTCAGTTGTAAATATTGGTTCAACTATTAGTTTTGTATACAAGTCGTATGTTGCTCCATACAGCAATCCGCCACCATATTACAACCCATATGACAATCCACCACCTTACGATAATACGTATTACAATCCGTACAACAATCCACCACCTTACGATAATACATACAGCAACCCACCAGCGCCAACATCAGACTGCATAGATGATGATGCAGGATTCTGTAGTGGATGTGCTTTTTACCAGTATCAGTATAGCCCTAGTGGACAATTTTCATGTTCGCCAAGACTTTTATGCGCTAATGCATGTTGGTATTACTGCGGAACGGCCTATTCAGGCTGTTAGTAATATGATATACTTTTATAAAGGAGATAAATTATGGTTACTCAAGTAAGAATATCAGTCGGAGAAGACTACGTGGGTGATTTTTATATTAAAGAAAATTCAAGAGAGTATTGGCAAAAATATGCAAAAGCTGCCAAAGAAAACCCCACTTTAGTTTTAATTGACAAGGATAGTCAGACTATTCCTGTAGAGGGCATGATTTATCAAAATGGAAGCTTTACAAGCTCTGAACTTAATGAAAGCTTTATGGCAAATAACATAACAGAAGACTTTCAAAGGTTTGCTCTTATTGTAGATAACGTTTACGCTGCAAGCCATGACGTCTCTATATCTACAATGCCTGCAGTTATTGCCGCTTATCAAAGCAACCCTACTTTTATTGTAAATACAGTAGAAACTACCCCTGAAGGATTTATTAAGTAGTAGGAATATAACATGTCAAAATTTAAAAAGAGATCGTCTAAAACAAAGGGCTCAATAGTCGGTCCTAGAAAAGTTAACGTTCCAAATCTAGTAGGGCTTTCTAGGTCTGCTGCACAAAATTTATTATCTAGCGTTGGATTAATCTATACAGAGTCGACTGCAACTACATCTGTTTTATCAGAAGATAATTCCGTTTCTTCACAAAACATTTCTACTTCACAAAGCGTAACTATTGGATCACCGATAAGCTTTGTCTATAAAACTTATGTTGCTCCGTATAGCAATCCACCACCGTACTATAACCCATACGACAATCCGCCGCCTTACGATAATCCACCACCGTACTATAACCCATACGACAATCCGCCGCCTTACGATAATCCACCACCGTACTATAACCCATACGACAATCCTCCAGCGTATACAAATACTTATAGCAATCCACCTTTCTCTGGAATGGTATTTGTTTTCTCAGTTGGACCAGATACAAAAGTTTTAACGGTATCGGGATATAAGACTGCAAAAGATCTTGTTGTTGGAGAAGAGCTTTTGTCTTTAAACGTTGAAGAGATCACCACATCTGGTCAGATGCTTGATTTAGAAAACTGGAGCTCAAATTCGTTTACCAGCAACGGCCTTGTAACGACTACAATAACTAATATAAGAAGTAGTGTTTCTAAATCTCAAGTACAAATAAATGGAGACTGGTTCTCAGAAAATCACTATATTCTTGTTAGAAAAAATAATATAAACAAATTTATAATGGCTAACGATATTGACGAATCTTATGAGGTCTTTAATTATCAGCAACTATCTTGGGTAGATGTTGTTTCCATAGACAGGACTTTTGTGGATATGACAGTATTCTCTATTGACTGTGAGCCCTACGACATGTTCTTTACAGAAGGAATGCTTGTTTATAACGTTAAAGAAAATTTATAAGTGTTGATTGTATGTTAAAAAAAATTATATTTATTCCTAAGACAAAATATACACATTCTTACGCCCCATTACCAGAGCCTGCTGCAAAAAATATTCCAGAATGGTATAAAAATGAACCAAAATATATTGATGATTCAGTTGACATACAAAAAAATGGAATGCCAAATTTAAGTATAAAAAAATGCATGCCAGTTTTTGATGCAATGACAGCAGGATATATATTAAAATTCCCAACTGATTTATTTATAGATGCAACAGGACAAAGACTTGTTTATACACAATCTAATCAGTTTGATTCAGCTCTCGTTACTACAAATCACCCAGATCAAGTAAAAAATATACCATTTAATAGAAAAATTTACATGGACGAAATTATTAAAATACATCCACAGTGGATGATTAAAACAGAAGAAGGCTACAGCTCAATATTTTTGCATCCAATGTTTAATGAAGATTTAAAATTTAAAGCAATCAGTGGAGTTGTTGATACCGATAATTTTATTTCAGATGGCGGCTTTTCTATATTAATAGAAAGAGGATTTAAAGGGGTTATAAAAAGAGGAACGCCATTAATTCAAGTAATACCATTTAAAAGAGAAGACTACGCCATAGAAGTAGCAAGCTTTGAGGAGTATGAAGACGAGGTGCTAGAAAATATTATGAATGTTAGGTGTCAGTTTGAGGGCGGGTATAAAGATCGTGCTAGGCAGAAAAAAAACTATAAATGAAATATTATCTTTATACCTGTTATTGTGGTCCACAAAGAACTAGAATGCAAGAAGAACGAGGTGGCGGAAACTATATTTACGAAAACTGCCCCATGCTTAGTGCTCCATACTTAAACAATACCCTAGAAGATTTACTTGACTATAGAGCAGAATATTTAAGAAAAAATATAGATGAGGTAAAGAATGTGTTTAGGAGATTTGGGTGCTCTAAAGCTCACCTAATAGGCAGCTTTGTTCAAAACCAAACAAAATCTTCTAGCGACATGGATTTTGCAACAGATATCGATTATTCAAAAATAAACCTAATTGATGAAATAAATAAAGAGCTTTCTTTATTGCTAAACATTAAAGTTGACGTAATACCTTATTTTTTTCTTGAAGGCCAACCTCACTACGACTTATTAGAAAAAGCTAGCATAGTCATTTTTGACGACACAAATTGGAAAATGGTAAAATGAAAGAGTTGGCTCCAGGAATAGTAATATTTAAAAACATATTTTCTGACTCTATGGATTACATAAAAAAAATAGAAGACTCAGGAATTTCTTGGAACTCCGCAGAGGTTCTAGTAAATGAAAAAGATATTAAATCGGAGAAAAATACAAAGCAAAGAGACACCGACTTAATTATGCTTCCTCATCATGAATCGTATAAAAATAATATTTTATATGAATTTACAAAACAATTCCATTCAAATTTAAGGCCTTGCCTTGATGAATATATTAATACTTATGGGGCAAAGATAGAAAGGTTTGAAAACCCACAACTTCTTAGATACGGCAAAGATCAGATGTTTAATAGCCATATAGATGACCATCCAATGCTTACACGAAGAATATCGTTAACGTATTATTTGAATGACAATTACGAAGGAGGAAATGTTGAGTTTGACAGGCATTCACTAACATTTAAAGCAAAGAAAAATGACCTTCTTATATTTCCTTCAAATTTTATGTATAGCCACAAAGTACACCCAGTTACCAAAGGGCTACGTTATGTAGTCGTTCAGTGGATGGCATAGTCATTTTTGACGACTCAAAATTAGCAAATACTTAGTATATAAAAAATGGTAAAATTGTGGTATGATTACATATAAACTAATTGTTAATTAGCGAATATTAAAAGAGAGGCTACCCATGGCGAATGAAAAAAGTGCCTGGCAAAAGTATAAGGATAATCTAGGAGATGTCAGACCCTGGGACATGTTTAATCCAAACTCTGAATGGGCATCTGAAGAAGAGGCAGATAAAAGATACAGTATTTGTCAAGAGTGTCCACAGCTTATTAAAGCAACAAAGCAATGTAAGAAATGTGGGTGCTTTATGGTTGCTAAAACAAAGCTGGCACACGCAGAGTGCCCTATTGGTAAATGGGGCAAGGAAGAGATTCCTGAAGACATTATATAAAAGAACTATAATCTAGTAGGGGGTATAATATAACATATGGCCATTCTATTCCCAGTTACCCTAGATCAACTGTTAAATCCAACAGGTGTTGATTCTGTTCAGCTTGTATCACATGCCGCCCAGCACTCAAATGCCAATGACGCAATTGAAGCCTTACAGGTAAAGGTTGGAGTTAATAACTCTACAGATGTTGCAAGCTTAGACTATAAGGTTCGTGATTTAATATCTAAGATTTATACCAATGAGATGGCGCAAGATACAATTGCCGCCGCATTGGCAGCAGGAACTCATACTAATATAACTGTCGGATACGACGACGTTGCAAACTCATTAAGCTTAACAGCAACCTATGACGATGAAGAGGTCATGGATGCAATTGCTACATCCTTAACGGCTGGCACAGGAATTACAAAAGTTTATGATGATGTTGCAAACACAATTACAATTTCAGTAGATACCACAGTTATAGCAACAAAAACATATGTAGATACAGCGGTGTCAGGCCTTGGGAATACAGCAGCTAACACCTACGTTCCGCTCTCCCTGCTTGGAAATGCAGACGGTGTTGCAGAGCTTGACGAAGCTGGATTTGTACCTGCATCTCAATTAAACATAGATGAAAAAATTCAAGATGTAGCAGCAAAGCTAATTACAGATGGAACTCACTACAACATAACCGTCTCATATAATGATACAAATGCAACACTAAGTTTAAGTGCAAATTATGATGATGAAGAAGTAATGGATGCAATTGCGACATCATTAACGGCGGGCACAGGAATTACAAAGACTTACGATGATGTTGCTAATACAATAACCTTAGCAGTAAATACATCCGTAATTGCTGATCAAGCATATGTAAATCAAAAGATTGCTGACTTGGTTGCTTCTGCCCCTGCAGTATTAGATACATTAAAAGAGATTGCAGATGCTTTAGGAAATGATGCTAATTTTGCAACAACCATAACATCTGCTCTTGCTACTAAGCTAAATATAACTACTGCGGCCAGTACATATCTTTCAATAGCTGATGCCCCAGAAACTATATCTGATACAGCAGGAGCAATGTTTGCTCACGCAGGGCATACAAATGTAACCGCAACATATGATGATACTACAAATAAAATTAACCTTGCTGTTACAGCACAATTAACTCAAGAACAAGCACAAGACTACATAGCTCCATTATTCACACACGGATTAAATCCTAACATAACAGCAACATATGATGATACAAACAATCGTCTTATTCTTGAAACAATTATTCCACCTTCAAAAGCTATTATGTCTGCCTCTGCTCCAACATCTCCAGCAGACGGAGCCTTCTGGTTTGATACAGATGAATATAGAAGCGGTAACACAAGAGCATTAAAGGTTTGGCAAGCATCAACGTCATCTTGGCAATATGTTTCTTCAGATCTTTCTTTGTCCACAACAAATACATGGACATCTAAGAATACTTATACTAATGGTGTGATTATTGGATTAGACTCACCGCCTGAGTCTCCAGTACACGGACAAATTTATTACAACAAGCCCCTAGACAAGTTAAAAGTATGGGACGGACTTCTTTGGCAAGACATTCAGGGCTCTGGCGGAGGCGGAGGCGGATTAACTTTAATTCCAACAGACGTAACTGCACCACCAAGCACATTCTTTGTTGGACTAATTGCCCCACCAACAGGAGCAACAGCAAACGGAGATCTTTGGATTGATGTTGATGATATTGACACGCCGTTTAACCAATTCTTTACTGGCGGAGTTGCACCAGATCCATCTCAATATGAATTTTGGGTTGACAACGTTGAACCAATCCAAGAATTAATTTATAGCGCAAACGAGCCAGGCACACCATCTTACCCAGGAGAGCTTTGGATTGACACAGATGATTTCGACGGTGCAATTGTAGAATTTGGTGCCACTGCGCCTAATCCAAATAACGTTCAGCTGTGGGTAGACATAAATGAAAATGAGTCTCCAAGTTTTTATAAAGATTTAACATTTACTAATTATGCAACAGTTGCAGATTTTCCACAAAATGCACCAAATGGGTTTGTTGCCTCAGACGCATCAAGCGGTCTGGCATACGTAAGAAGCCAGGGCCAATGGTTAGCAATAGTAACTGCATCTAATATAAACAGTATTATTTCTTCAAACTCAACAGTATTTGAAGATTTAAAAGCTTTAGCCTGGATGGGATTTGAATAAGCATTCTGGTATACTTTAGGATAGGAGGGTCATAATATGTCATTAAAAAGATGGAATGGTACAGCGTGGGTAACCGTTGCTGGCTCAAGACCAGGACCCCAAGGTGCAACAGGACCTACAGGTTCAGCGGCAACTATTTCTGTAGGAACAGTAACAACTGTTGCAGCAGGAACATCAGCAGCAATTACAAACGGTGGAACATCATCTGCTGCAATATTTAATTTTCAAATTCCAGCAGGACCTACTGGTGCAGCAGGAGCAGCGGGATCTCAGGGTGTGGCGGGACAAAGAGGTTCTTATACATTTACAGGCATTGCTAATCCAACAGGATCAAATCCAGCAAGCAAGCTAGGGCTTGATACATATTTAAACACAACAAGTGGAGATTACTTCCAATATAATTCTACAAACTCTACATGGGTACTTCAAGGAAACTTAAAGGGCCCAGTAGGAGCAGCTGGTACACAAGGTATCACTGGCCCAACTGGAGCAACTGGTCCAGCAGGAGAAACAGCAGTACAAAATGTAATAACAGAGCTAGAAAGCTGGAAGGCAGACCAGATACTAAATCTTGGTGTATACTATCCAAAGTACGAGTTCTTAACAAATATGTCGCAAAACAATGCAACACTTTTAGCAACAAGCATGATATTCTAGGAGACAAAAACTATGGCAAGAAAAATTTTAAACTTAACGGAAATTGAGTTTGCACCACTAACAGGAACTCTAAAGCTTCCTCAACTCATTCGCAGAGAAAAGCTTCTATTAATTACAAATACAACAGCGAATAAGATTGTTTATAATTTTGCAGACCCAGCACTTGGCCTATACAGCTTTAACCTAGATACAGATACAGACCAGTCACACGGAACTACAACGCTTGTTTTAAAGTACAATACAGCAAATATGTTGCCAACAGACAGCTTCCAAATTGTCTACGATGAGAATAATGAAAGATTTGAACCAGCAGACTACATGGTAGATGCTGTAGGAAAGCTTCGTACAGCAAGCCCAACATCTCTTATCGATACTGACTTTGAATACGGTATTCAGAACTCTAAGTGGGAAACACTTACAATGATTCAAAATTACCCAGGCTTCTTTGGAAGATCATCGGGAGGAAACGCATTAGATCTACAGCTAGTTGTAGGAAACAATGCAAACCCATTTTCAACTGTTACAGTAACAACAAACTCTCCTCACGGACTTAGCTCAGGAGATGTTATTTCTGTTCAAGAAACAACATCAGATGTAGCAGACGGAACTTTCTTAGTTACTCCACTTACTTCTACTACATTCTCATACATTGCAAAAGGCAGAGTTAATGGAAATGTCCTAGATGGAACTTTAACTTCTATATACGGCGGAGGAATTTTTGACAACGCTCACATCATGGGCGGTATTACTGGGAATCTAGGATCATTTGCTGCAGTATCAGATCAAGCAACCCCATCAAGAATTACAATTGTTTCTCCAAAGCCACACGGTCTTCTTCCAGGAACACCAATTCTTATTACACAAAAAGAAGGAAGCAATTTCTTTGGAAGCTTCTTTATTGATACAGTAGACACACCAAACTCGATGTCATTTATGGCAGCAGGACAAATTACTAACCCAATCAATACAAATGATCAGGGAGTTTATGCTAAGCCAGAAGGTTATGTAAACCATAGACCACATGATGGCGGAGTTATTCTTTCAACAGGTAATAACGTATGCGGTACTCAGACAATGCGTCAAACACGTAGATATTTTAGATATCAGTCAGGTAAGTCAATTCAGTTCTCAACAGGAACAAAGTTTACTCCAACATTCCAAGTAGAATATATTGCTGCAACAGGAATTGTTCCAGGGTCACAACAAATTACAGTAACAACAAATGCTTCTCACAATTTACAGCCAGGGGCTTATGTAAAGATTGATGGTGTTGAGGTTTCAGGTTCATATAATCCGTTTAACGGAATTCACCTTGTAACATCAATTATTGACTCTACAACATTTAAGTATATTGTAGTGTTTACAAATACACTATCAGCAATTGATCAAATCCCAGGCGGAGTAAATGTATTTTGTACAGCATACATTTGGAAGGGTGCATCGACAAGAGCTGGTTTGTATTCAGAGCAAGATGGATTCTTCTTTGAATATGACGGACAAGGAATTTTTGCTTGCCGCCAATGGGCAACAAATACCCTTAGAGGAAATATTGCGGTAACAAGATATAGTTCAACTGTTACAGGAATAGATACAATATTTAGAAAGCAACTTGTCTCAGGAGACAAAATTGTAATCCGTGGTCAAACTTATAGAGTTCTACAAATTGCATCAGATTCATCTTTGACAATCTCCCCAGCATATCGTGGAGCATCTCAATCAAGCGTTAAGGTGCGTAAGGTTCAAATTATTAAGGTTAAGCAGGCAGATTGGAATCTTGATAAATTTGATGGAACTGGTCCTTCAGGCCACAAGTTTGATCCATCAAAGATGCAGATGACTTACATCGATTATTCATGGTATGGCGCTGGAACCATTAGATATGGATTTAGAGGCCAAGGCGGGAAGATCACATGGTGTCATGAAATTTCAAACAACAATAATAATTATGCGGCGTATCAAAGATCAGGTAACCTGCCTGCAAGATACGAAGCAATCAACGAGCCTACTAAGTTCTCAAAGCTAGTCGCAGGCGGAACAGCAGCAAGAGGCTCAAACCTTCTTCCACAAGATACAGTAATGTATGTTGATAACGTAGACTACTGGCCAGCAAATGGTTACATTAGAATTCAAGATGAAAACTATGTAGAAATTGCAAAGTACACATCTATCGGTGCATATAGCCAAACAGCTAAAGGTTATGCTATGAACCTTGTTCGTAGACAGCCTTACGTAACATACTACTCTGGACAAGCCTACAACCTAAATGGAACATATGTAGCAGCAACATTTAGACCAGACTCCACAATCCCTGGCGGATCAGGGTCTGCTCAAGTATCAGTACAAGTTATTTCTCAAGAGTGTGCTCCAGTTATGAGCCACTGGGGATCTTCAGTAATTATGGACGGTGGCTTCGATGATGATGCTTCCTTCATCTTTACAGCTGGTATGCAGCGCTACTTGCAGGTCGGTGGTTCTGGATCTGTTTCAGCAACTATTGTTTCTAGAGTAAGAACATCAGGAGTTGCAACAATTACAACTTCAGCACCTCACTCATTGCTTGCAGGATATAATGCAACAGTATCAGGTGTAAACGATGTATCTACAGTTACATATAAGCAGTTAACTAACAACCAGGCAATACTTACAACATCTGTTGCACACAGACATAGATCTGGACAAACAATTACTGTTACAGGTGTAGACGGAGTATTTAATGGAACTTGGACAATTACTGGTACTACTAGCACAACAGTTATATTTGCTAGAACGTCAAGTAATATTCCGTTCCAGGCAGTTTTGCCAGGTGCTACAATAACTTCATCAAGCTTTTACAATGGAACATTTCTTGTTAGCAATGTTACATCAAACACAATTTCATATGCAGTTGCACAAGCCGATGAATCCTCATCAGCGGTTAGCCCTAATGGAGCCGTTGTTCAGACATTCGGAGCCACACAACAGGCTCGTCCTCTAATTTCACTTAGAGTGGCGCCTTCTGTTGATAATGGTACAGGACGTAACTTCGGCCTACGTGAACTTTCAAATAACATGCAGCTAAAACTTTACAGCATTAACTTGCTTGCACAGGGTCAGTTCCTTGTAGAAGGAATTCTAAACGCACAGTCATTAAACGGAGTTAATATTCCAAATGCTTGGGCAACTGATAGAGTGGGATCAGGATCTTTGGCACAAATTATTTATCACGACGGAACTGGAGTTCCTGGATCACCAGTTCTTTCTCCTACAAATACAGTTTCTGGAGGAGATCGTGTGTTTGCTTTCTATACAGATAACGGTGGAGGTACAAACTACTCCGTAACACGTATTGATCTTACAAAAGCAAGAGACCTAGGAAACTCTATTCTAAATGGAGATGGCAGCACAGCTGCACCAGGTTTCCCTAATGCACCAGATATCCTTACAATTGTTGCTACAAATCTTGGTTCTTCAGCAGCCAACATTTCAGCAGTGCTTGCATGGACGGAAGCGCAGGCCTAAAAAATGCCAGACTACTCATCATTATCCACGCAGATAAGTCAGTTTAAAACAGCAGCAACTGCTTTAATGACTAATGCTAACGATCCGTTAAATGCAAATGAGTTACAACTAGTCGGCGCAGCATTAAATCAAATGGCTAATTCTTTAGGCGTTGCCGATATCAATAACTCTGTTGTTGATGGAGTTGCAACAATTAATGCAGCAAAAGATGCAGCAATTACAGCATTTAACGGCGGCACTAATGGAACAAGACTAACAGAAGCAGAATCAGATATATCTGTTCTTGAAGGAAAAGTTACAAACATTGAAGGCTTTGTCTCTACAAATGGAGCTCAATATACAACTCTTCAGTCCACAGTAAATTCTCTTCAAGCATCTTTATCTGCAGTCCCTTCAACTTGGAAAATTATAACATCTAGTTATACTGCTACAAATAACGATAGACTTTTAGTTCAAGCTGCATCACCAGGACTTGTAATCACACTACCATTAAATCCATCAGCTGGATTTACAGTTGAGTTTGTAGATACGCTTGGAACAGCTGCAACAATACCATTTACAATTGCAAGAAACTCACAAAACATACAAAGAGTTGCAGAAAATTTAGTATATAACGTTAACGGTGGAGTACTTAGATTAATCTACGTAGACGCACCAAGAGGGTGGGTAAGAGCATAATGGCAAATCTAAGCGATGTTTTTATAGAAACAAGTGCAAAAACAAATCTTGATCTTCAGACCTATCGGACTGGTAGAAGAGACCTTGGAACCGTAAATGGAGCACAAACCCTAGACCTTGCTCTTTCAAATGACTTTACAGCAACAGTAAATGGAAATACAACATTTACAATTGCAAATACCCCAGCAACTGGAGTTGTAGGATTTTCACTTCAGCTGGTAGGTGGAGGAGCTTTTACAATAACATTTGCAAATGCAAAATATCCAGCCGCAACTGCACCAGCTTTAACAACTGGTGGAATTGACGTTATAACATTTATTACTTACGACAACGGTGTAAACTGGCGTGGAACTCTAGCAATGAAGGACTCAAGATAATGTACGCACAAGTTATAGATGAAGAAATTACAACAGTTGTTAATGAGCAATCATTAAGAGAAATGTATCCTTCTACACATTTCCCATCACCATTGACACAGGAAGCCTTAGAAGGCTTTGATGGATGGTATGTAGTAAATGATGCAGTAGAAATTCCAGAATATGATAAAGCCTCTGAGAAATTAGAATTCACAAGAGAGTTTAATGGCACGTCAGTTGTAGGAAAATACTCTGTTACTAAACTTTCAAATGTAGAAAAGGCGGCAGCAAAAGAAGCAAGAAAGCAAGAAGTAAGATACCACAGAGATAACACTTTGGCATCAACAGATTATTTAATGACATCAGATGTCCTTAATTCATTTTCTGCATCAGATCAAGAAAAGATAACTGAATACAGACAAGCATTAAGAGATCTAACAGACCAAGCCGATCCATTTAATATTACTTGGCCAGTACTTGGAGTAGAGTCAATTCAATTAAGATACAAAGTAGAGATCTAAATGCCATTTCCGCCAGCCAGATATGCGACAGCAACAGGAAGAACTTCGTTTCTTCTTAGACAGATAATCACAACTGGATACGTCATATGCGGATATAGAAACAGCCAGCCCTGGACTAGCGTAAACCAGGTAACACATTCAACAGATACAACATTAGATTATGGTAGCCCAATGCCAAATTCTACTGCTTATCCCGCAGGAATGGCTGATGACAATTTTGCTTATGTATTAAAAGCAAACAATGGAGTTGGTGGCTCAAGTACAGCTAACAATAGATACAGTATGAGAACAAATACTGGAACATCATTTACAGGTTCTCCTACCAGCGTAGCAAACGGTGGAACAGCGCTTCATAAAGAACAGACTCGTGCATGGGTTAATCCTCACACAAACGCTGGAGTTTTAATAAGATTTGATTTTGCTACTGCTACATTTATAAGCAATATCGGACAATCTTTTGGTCAACAAGGCGCTTCAGGAGGATCTTCTTTTTATGGAGAAAACCATGGATATCAATACGGAGACGGCAATAGCAGCGTATGTGGATTCAGATTTAATTTTGCAACAGAAGCTCAATTGTCAACAAATGTTTATGGAGGACACGGACAACAAAAGGCTATTTCTACAAAGCTAGAAAAAGGCTATGCTCCTAACGAAGGCGACTACGCAGGTGGCTACAACCTAAGAAGATTTAATATGACTACTGAAACAAATATAGGAAACGTTTCAAAACCCATTGGTAACTGCGGGGAAGAAGATCATGACATGGGACAAGCGCACCAGTACATGCTTGGAAACTATAATGGAGAGCAAAATAATAGGTCTTGGAGATTTAATTACGCAACAGACAGTGGATTCGAAGGCGGCGGATCAATGCAATCAAAAGGTGTACCTGGAAGAAGTTCAGCGTACTCTGCTCAACGATCATAATAGATAGGTTCTAAAATGCGTTACATAAACGATATTATATCGGATACTTCCAATTATACAAAAAGCCAAAAAGACATACTTCTCTATGCAGTAAATAGGCAATGGGGAACTCCAGTTTTTAAGATAGACAATTTTGTCGGTGGCTCTCAATTTACACCATTTGGAAAGCTTCGTCAACTACTATTAGAGCTGGGGTCAAGAGAAACCTTAATTACAGAGCAAGAGCTAAAGCTAGAAAGAGTAAAGCTAGAAATTGAATTAGAAAAAGAGCTTATTGAGTCTACATCTTCTCCAGCACAAAAAAAGATCCACGAATTAAATATACTTGAAAAAGAACGCACCTACAATCAAAATAAAGTTTATTTAACAATGACATATGATGAGCGTGATAAGTATATGATGCTTATTGAAAGATTTAATGAGTCAGAAGAAGGCAAGCTTCCAGACGGCAGACTAGTAATGGACATTATCGGAAACCATGAAGAGGAAGAAAGATTGGAAGCAGAGCTTTGGGCAGTTAGACTAGGCGCTCAAGCAGGATATGATCTAATGTTTTATGGCAGAGTAAATAACGGTAACATGGAAGCTATAGACCAGTTGCCAGCAGAGATCAGACAACTGGCAATTGAGAATGCAGTAGAAAAAGCAATTGTAACAAATGGACATATACTAGAATTAGAAAAACAAGTAAAAGAAAGACTTCAAATTGAAAGCTCTGTTACAGAAGACTGGACACAATTGGACTAATGCTTTATTTTTTGTTTGACCCCGTAGATAAAACGGAGAAAAATAATTACATTCAGCATGTTGGCGAATGGAACAATTTGCTCATAGGAGCAGTAGATGAAAGCCAGATGCTATATATGAACCTTCCAAGAATGACGGTGGTAACAAAAGAAGTTGCTCTTGCCTATCAATTTGTTGGAAAGTATAAGGGCTATATAAAGCTTAGGCCAAACACCTTGCATTTATCACAACTAGAGGGTAAACCATTTGAGCAGGTAGATAATAAGTTCAAATATACATTAACTGAAGAGGATAAGCAAAATGCATGCCTTTTCCAAAAAGCTGCAATGATCTTCATGCTAGAAAAATACTATTTAAATAAACTTTTGTTGTCAAGAAGTACTCCTGACTTTTTAAAAGAAGATGTATTTGAGTCTGAGGAGTACCTTTTAAATAAAAAGAATGAGATTTATCAAAAGATTATCTCTTGCCAAGATTGGGTAGAAGCTGGTATACTATTAAATAATCATTTTGGCGTTCATTATGATGCGGATACTTTAGCAAAAATAGATTTGTAGGATAAATGTTTAGCGTACCATTAAACCCAAAGCTAAATGAGAATCAGCTAAATGAATTTATTTCTTTCTTAAAAGACTATAAAGATTACATATATGATTTTTATTTTACCTGTAGGGTTGCTCCATTTAATCAAGACGCCATGGGTGATATATTTCAGGGTGGAAAAGAAGATCATGATTATCTAATTGATCTTGCATTATATATTCAACAAGAGACAGGAGTTCTTGCCTCCGCTGTATTTAATAATACAGAGGTTAGGCCAGACCAACAAAACCTAGACCTATTTATTAAAAGCTTTCTGCCAGTATATGAAATGGGAATTAGGTCTGCCACAATACCCCATACTCATTGGATGGCAACGGGCCAAATTAAAAAGGCATTCCCAAAGTTATTTGTAAAAAATACTATTCTTAGAAATGTTTCAGAACCAAGGGATATAGAAAAGCTAGCCAAGGCTGGATTTGACTATGTCAACCTTGATCGTGACCTAATGCGTGATCATGCAAAGCTAAAGCTTTTTAAAAAGGCAAAGACACAGTTTGGTGTAAAATTATCACTGCTTGCTAATGAGGGTTGCTACGGCGGATGCATAATGATGGATGAACATTATCAGTTTAATAATACCCGCACAGATGGACCTCAGTATTTTAATGACCCAATAAGCAGGGTTTCCTGCCCAAAGTGGGATCATGAAGATTTTGCGGTATCTTTAAAGACAGCTAATTTCCCACCATGGCGTGAGGATTGGCAGGAGTTCCTAGATGATCTTGGCATTGATGTTATTAAGATGCACGGTAGAGAGTCACATACAAGGCTTAAAGAGACCATGGATATAATCAAGAGGTATGCCAATAATGAAGAAATTTTATTTGACAGCTTTAATGATTTTATTGAAGAGACTAATATGGTTGACAAACCAATTACCATTTGGCGCAATAAGATCAAAAATTGTAAATTTGATTGCTGGGATTGTGGCTATTGTGACAAAATAATGGCTGCCAAATATGGCAACCATATAAATCCAAAAGTTGCTATTGTTGCACAGCAATTAGTTGATTCTGTAAATAGTCCCATTGAGATTAATATACCAGGATTAACATCAACTAGAGTCCAGTCACTTATAAACGGCTTGGCCAAGTCTTCAAGTAAATATTTAGAAATTGGTTCGTATCAAGGCGCTACAGCCGCCGCAGCATTAAGTGGTAACAGTTTAGACGCATACTTTGTAGACATGTGGCAGGAAGCTCCACAGGCCGTTAGAGATGGGTGGGAAACACCAGCAACTAATTCTCTTGAAGAGTTTAAGAAGAACATTGATCCCTACAAGGGAAGCAATAGAGTATTTATATCCAACTCTGATATGTTTAAGGTTAACGTAAAAGGTATTTCAGGTGTTGACCTGTTTTTTTATGATGGGCCACATGATCTTGAGTCTACAAGAAAAGCCGTTAAGTATTACTCACCATCATTTGCTAATCAATCTATTTTAATATTTGATGACGCAAATTGGACGGAAGTGGTTCAAGGTGCCCATAAAGGAATAGTTGAATCAGGACTAAAAATATTGTATAGTAAGAAAGTGTTAAATGCACTTGAGTCAGACACTGAATGGTGGAACGGCCTGTATATAGTAGTAGTGGAAAAATAATGGAAATCACAACATCTTTAATTACAGATAATCAACAATACTTGTTGCTACTTGCAACAGTCATGGGACTATCATTTTGGGCAAAGAAAACACAAATATTCCTGCCAGTATATAAATTTATTGCAGATAGAGTAAAGTCAAAAAGAGCAGTTGTTGCTTTAATTTCTTTGATTTCAGGAGTGCTCCCAATCAATGGAAGAGCTTCAGTTTCTGCAGGAGCGCTAGATACAATTGCTCCAAATAATGAAAAGAAAAAGGTATTTGGGATAATTGACTACCTGTCTACTCACCACTACTATTTCTGGTCTCCATTAGAGGCAACAGTCCTTGTACCTATGGCTGCTTTAAGCATCTCCTATTGGGAGTTCATGGGAAGAATTTGGCCCCTTCTTGCTACAGCTTTAATTGTAATTTTTTATTATATATTTAAGATTGTAAAAGAAGACGAGGTAGAAATTAACATATCTAAATCCATATCTCCGTCAACGTGGAAAGAAGACAGAAAGCAGATAAAGTCTTACGCAACAACCTTGCTATTTGTCGGACTAGTTATAATTCTCAGCAATATTGTGAAAGCAAACTTTGATCAAATCAATGCTTGGGTAAATGGGGCACATGATAATGGCTTGTTGGTTCTTGTTGCAGTTGCTGGATTCCTTGCCAGCTTTGCTTTGGGTTCAAGCGGTAAGTTTGCTGGATTCACATCTTTGTCCGCCACGGTTTATGGCATAGACTACCTGCCACTATTTTTTGCAATAGACTACGCTGGCTACATGCTAGCTCCAACTCACAAGTGCCTTGTCATTACAAAGTCATATTTTGACACTCCACTAAAAAAGCATTACAAGGCAATTTTTGCCCTGGTCGTCCCAATTGTGCTTGTCGGAATTTTGACCTATTTGACAATCGATAAGTAGTAATATTCCATTGTTCCCTGCTGGCTTCTTAAATGCCAGTGGGGTATAATGGGTTAGGCAAAGGCAATAATACTGTCTTTGACGATAAAGATTTATGATATACTTTTAGGTATAGGAGATACAACATGCCAGATTATGCAAGTTTAACAGCCCAAGTAGAATTATTCAAGACCAAGGTAGGAGCCCTCAGCGGATCCACACTTGGAGCACAAGAGTTGGTTTATCTAGCCAAAGCTATTGAATCAATGGGAAATCTTTTGGGAGTCAACGACGTTTTGGCAGCTACAAATACAAAGCTAAATGATATCTCAACTGCAGTAACAGGTGCCGTAACAACTGTTTCAAGCGCAGGAAGCACACAAGTAGCAGCAGTAGCTGCAGCAGGAGCAACACAGGTAGCAGCTGTTGCAAATGAATTAAACAACTTTACAATCTATCAGAATATGGGAGTAATATAAAATGCCAACAACAGTCAGTTTACCAGCACGTTTTTATGCAGGAACAGTTACAAACGTCGAAACAGGAGTTTGGACAGTACCAGCAGCAGAGACAGATGTTATCACATCTATCACAGTTCAGAACATCACACAAATAGCACAAACATTTAACGTAAAGATGGCAGGAACATTCTTGGCTTATCAGCTAAGCCTTCCACCACAAACCTTTATGACATTAGATATTAAGCAAGTTCTTAACACAGCAGAGAGCATCCTAGTAACAGCATCAAACAACAACGCAGTTACAATGTTCATCTCTGGCGTAAAAATAACATCATCGTAATTTAAAGGAGTAATAACATGTCAGAAGTTTCCAGCACCTCGCAGTCCACTTATTTACCAGGACTTACAACAACAATCAATGAGGCTGTAACAAGAGGTCTACAAACAGGTATTACAGCACAAGCTATCGCAGCAGGTGGAGTAAGCTCAATGTTTATGCCTCTTGAAGAACGAATATATTCTTCAGGTAACTGGACACGCCCAGCTAATAGTGGACCCGTTATTAAAATGATTCTTGTTGGCGGAGGAGGTTCAGGCGGATGTGGAGTAAGTTGGTCACACTCTGGCTCAGGTGGCGGAGGAGCAGGACAACTTGTTGAAAGATGGTTAGACGTTTCTTCAATTCCAATTGGAGGAACAATTCCAGTTACTATCGGAGCAGGTGGTCCAGCTGTAGGTGGAAATTCAAACGGAAATAACGGATCTAACTCTTCATTTGGCGTAAACGGACAACCGTTTTATTTAATTGCATACGGTGGCGGTGGCGGAGGTTATCCAGAAGGAAACGGAAATAACGGAAACTCTGGAAGCATGGGAACAGGTTATGGTAA